CTTTCCTCTTCACGCTCGCGCGCTACTCGATAACAGAAGCGTCCACAAAAACGGGAAAGACTGTTGGCTGCATGGCGTGGCTGTTCGAGCGCTCGCTGCTTGCGCCCGGCAACGCGCAGAACCGCTGGTGGGTTGCGCCGACGCGCGACGTCGCGAAGATCGCGTTCCGACGTCTGAAGCGTGCGATCCCGCGCTCGCTCTATACGACGAACGAGACAGAGCTCACGCTCACGCTCCCGAACACGAACGTGCTCTGGTTCAAGGGAGCCGACCGGCCCGACTCGCTCTACGGCGAGGACGTCTACGATGCCGTGATCGACGAGGCAACGCGCTGCAAGGAAGATGCGTGGATCGCCGTGCGCTCCACACTGACCGCGACGCGCGGGCACGTGCGCATCATCGGCAACGTCAAGGGTAAGAAGAACTGGGCGTACAAGCTGGCACGACTCGCGGAGTCGGGCGCCCAGGACATGGCGTACTTCAAACTCACCGCGTACGACGCCGTCGAGGGCGGGATCCTCGAGCTCGCGGAGGTCGAGGACGCGAAGCGACTGCTCACCAAAGAGATCTTCGATGAGCTCTATCTCGCCGAGCCCACCGACGACGGTGGCAACCCGTTCGGCATCAAGGCGATCGAGCTGTGCGTGGCACCGCTCTCCACGCGCCCCGCAATCGTGTGGGGCTGGGACTTGGCGAAGTCGCACGACTGGACCGTCGGTATAGCTCTCGATGATCGTGGCCACGTCGCCGGGTTCGAACGGTGGCAAGGGCCATGGCGCGCCACGATCGGGAAGATCAAACAGCTCACGCGCGGACTCCCTGCCCTGGTCGATTCGACTGGCGTGGGCGATCCCGTCCTCGAGGCGCTGCAGGCCGACGGCGGACAGAACTTCGAGGGGTTTAAGTTCTCGAGCTCGTCCAAGCAGCAGCTCATGGAAGGGTTGTCGCTCGCGATCCAATCGCAGCTCACACGCTTTCCCGATGGCCCGATCAAGAACGAGCTCGACACCTTCGAGTTCGAATACACGCGGACGGGCGTGCTGTACTCCGCGCCGTCGGGACTGCACGACGACTGTGTGATGGCGATCGCGCTCGCGCGCCGGCACTACAGCGCGCCGCGCTCCACGCTGATGGTCGCCTGATGGCAAACGCTCTGCAGCGCATGATCGCGCGCGGCGGCTACGCGCTCGCCAACGCCTTCAGTGATCGCTCGACCGAGGGCGCGCTCGAGAAGCGCTCCAGCAGTTCGCTAGTGGACGGCTTCGGGTGGAGCATCGTCCAGGGCGAAGAGCCGACGGTCTTCCAGGGTTCGGGCCGCGAGGTCCGCACCCTGGGCTTCGAGAAGCATCCGATCGTCCAGGCGTGCGTGCGCGTGATCTCCGACATCGTCGCCACGGTCGATTTCGAAGTCTACAAGAAGAGCGCCGATGATCAGGTGACGCTCCTCCCGCAAGCGCCCGCGCAGCAGCTCCTGCACTCGCCTCGCGTGGGGATGAACCGCAACACGCTGCGCAAGCTCACCGCGGCGCACTACCTCGTCTTCGGCAACGCGTTCTGGGTGCTCGAGCGAGAACGCCCCAGCGGACCGCCGACGGCGATCCGGGTCGTGCACCCCGAAAACATCATGTACGCGTACTTGGATCGCGACACGCTGGAGTTTGTGAAGTACATCTGGCGCGATCGCATGGGTGGCCGGCACGAGACGCTCGCCGCCGACATGGTGCACTTCAAGGACATGACCGCGAGCGATTGGCTCTTCGGCTTCCCGCGCGCGGCCGCGGCGCTGATCGACATCAGCTCCGACTACGAGGCGGGCAATTTCGTCCGGCAGGTCGTGAAGAACAACGGCTCGCCGTCACTGGCGGTGCTCGTGGACGGCGCGCCGCAGCGCTCAGAGCTCGAGTCCGCAGAGAGCCGATTCATGCAGAAGCAGGTGGCGCGCGGCGGCCGCGGCGGAGTCGCCTTCATGAGCGGCGTCAAGTCGGTGCAGCAGATCGCATTCAACTTCCGCGACCTCGAGTTCACCGCACTCCGCGCGATCGCGCGTGAGGACATCTGCGCGGTATTCGGCGTAGATCCACGCATGATCGGCGTGGCCAGCGCCAAGGGCGCAGAGGGCGGACTCTCCGGCGTGCAGTACCAGGAGGCGCGCTTCCGGCTCATCCAGCAGACCGTGCTCCCCGTCATGGGCGACATCGAGGCGGTGCTCGATGACTGGTTCATGCCCGAGTGGGGTTACCAGTACGTGCGCTTCAGCCCCGACGTGCTGGCCAAGCTCACAGAGAACAAGTCGGAGATCTCGACGCGGAGCCTCGCAGAGATGGCCGGCGGCGCGATCACGCGCGAGGAGGCGCGCGCGCGCATCGGCATGCCCGACAAGATGGATCCCAAGGACACGCTCGTCGGCTCGTTCTCGCGCATGGAGTACCCGGTCGCGCTGCAGTTCGCGCACACCGAAGCGGACACGCGGAACCCACAGGCTGCGCAGTCGATCGACACCACGCCGGGCGCGACGGATCCCGAGTCGGCAGCGGGCACGGTCGCCGCACCCACACCCGACGGCGCCACCAACGAGACGCCGCCGCCGGCGAAGGATGCGCCGAAGGATGCAGCGAAGGTTGTGAAGCCGACGAAGGCGATCCGATCGCGCGTCATCAAGCGCGGCACGCAGCTCTCCGGCGATCAGCGACAGCAGCTGTGGTCGCACTTCGATGCACGCGCGACGCAGGCCGAGGGGCCGTACAAGCGCGCCGCGGCGGTGCTCTTCCACACCGAGTCGATTGGCGTCCGAAAGACGTTCGAGGCCGCGGCCGAGAAGGGCGCGCGCTCGCACCCGCTCTCACGTCGCTCCGCAGATGATCCGGATCCATACGTGACCGCCGCGCTCCGCGCGATCACCGCGGACTACGCGCCGGGCGGCGATTACTACCAAGCGTGGCTCGATCGCTACAAGGCGCTCATCAGCATGACGGTGAACGCCTCAGGCGGCGAAGTCGCCACCACACTCGGCGTCGATTTCAACCTCGAGAACCCGAAGGTGCAGGCCGCGATCCTCGATCGCGCCACCAACCTCGCCACAAACGTTGGCCAGTCGAGCGCCGATAAGATCACGGCCGCGGTCTCCGCTGGCCGAGCGGCCGGCATGGGCATCAGCGACATCGCGGACCTGGTGGACGAATCGGTGTTCGGCGGCACCGCGGCCTCGCGCGCGACGACCATCGCACGCACGGAAACGATCGGCGCGATGAACCAGGGCGAGTTCATGAGCGCGCAGGAGTCCGGCGTCGTGCAAACAAAGAGTTGGTTAACGCAAGGCGACGAACGCGTGCGCGATAGCCACGCAGAGATCGACGGAGAAGAGGTCGACCTCGGCGACACGTTCAGCAACGGCCTCCGCTTCCCCGGCGATCCGGACGGGCTACCCGAAGAAATAATCAACTGCCGCTGTACCTGTCTCTTCGGAACGGGTGACGGTACGGGTGATACGGGTGACGACAATTCCTCTGACCAGAGCGACGACTCATGACGCACCACACGGCCCGCGTGCCCGCTATAACGCACCGGGCGATCGAGATCGAACTCCGCACCACGGATCTCCCCGAGGGCGTGTGCGGCCGCGTGATGGGTATCGCGCTCACGTACAACGTCGCCGACGCGTACGGGACAATGTTCGCGCCTGGCTGCCTCAACCGCACGAAGTCGGAGAAGCTCGCCGCCGGCAAGGTCAAGCTCCTCGCCGATCACGCGGGCGTCACCGGCTGCCACGTCGGCGTCGTGCGCACGCTCGAAACCGTGGGCGATTCGGAGCTGATGTCGGCCGATCTCTTCGACACCGCGGCCGGTCGCGCGGCGCTCGAGTACGTGAAGGCCGTGATAGCGTCGAAGGCGTTCACCGGATTGTCAGTCGGCTTCTACGATCGCCAGAGCGAGTGGGTGAAATCGGACGTGCCGGTCGAGACGGCGTGGGGCTCGACGCGCGACAGCGTGCTGCTCTACACCGAGTGTGAGCTCGACGAAGTCTCGCTCACCCCCAGCCCGGCCGTGCCAGGTGCGGAAGTCACCGGCACCAGGCGCACGAGCGACAAGCGCGAGATCCTGCGCAAAGCGTTCGGCACGATCGTCGAGCAGCTCCCGGACGAGGAAGTGCGCGAGCTCTTCCGCGCGCGCTTCGGCGAGCAGCCCGCGAAGGAAGAAACAGCAGCACCGAAGGGATCCAACAGCACGAAGCCCGAGAACGACGCCCCAAGTGCGGATAGCTCTGATCACTCGGCGCACCCGAGCGAGTCGAGCGACGCCCATGCGGAGGATAGGACCGCGGCGAAGGAAACAGCAGCACCAGCCACGATGGACGAGCGCATCCGCGCCGTCCGCCATTCCTACGCATAGAGGACACGACCGATGGCACTGAAGCAGAAGGATCGGGCTGCGAACGATTTCCGCGCGAAAGCGGACGCGATTCGCACCGAGCTCCTGGACGAGACGAAGACGTTCTCGAAGGACGAGCTCGAGCAGAAGGCCGAGGAGATGGGCGCGCTCGAGAAGCGCGCAGCGCTGATCGCCGGGTTCACGCCCGAGGAGGACATCAAGGACCAGGGCGGCGACGAGGAGCTCAAGCGCGGCAACCCGGAGAGCGACGAAGCCGACATGCCGACGAAGGAGTACTCGGCGGAGCTCGACAAGGTCGCGAAGAAGGTGAAGCGCGAGTTCGGCGGACCGAACGGCTACCTGCTCGCCATGGCCAAGCGCGTGGACGAGCCGATGACCACTCGGCAGCTCGCCGTCCACAAGGAAGTGCAGGATCTCTACCGGCGCTCGACGATCGTCGGCACGGCCTCCGACGCGTCAGGCGGTGAGTTCCTGCTCCCGCTCCAGCAGGTGCAGGA